AGAATGTTAGCAAGTTCTGCTTCAGCATTCAGACCATGAATTGCCTTCAGGTCTTGTGCCAGTTCCAAGGAGTACTCTGCTTTCAGAGCTCTGGACTTAGCAGTTACAGTGACTTTCTCAATAGAGAATGCCATCTGGTTGAAGTGATCACCAGTACCTGAACCCAGGTTCTCAGAATCACCTGTAACCATGCCCTGACCTACGTCATAAGCAGTGGAGGTAGCAGAGCCAACAGGGTTGAGAACTGAAGGATTGGTGCCAGACTGTGCTGTAGTACCCAGACCAGCAGCAACATCAGTCATGCCACCAGTCAGGTTGAAGCCATCATCCTGACCAGAGAATGCTGTATCAACTTCATCATAGAAGGTCTCAGTACCTTCCTGATTGTTGAGTCTAGATCTCATTGCGAAGATCAGACCAGTAGGACCGTTCATTGGTTGAACGCCAGCCAGGTCATAAGCAACCAGGTTAGGCATTGAACGTCTGATCAGTGAGATCAGAACTGGATCAAAACCTGCGGTTGGACCAGCAGCTGGAGAGTCAGCACCAAAACCACCAGAGGCACCAGCATTGTTAGCATGGTTGGTTGGTGTTTCCATCAGGTTGATGCCTGATGAGAATGCTTGCTCTTCTCTTAAGAATTTTTCTTGGTTTTCCAGCAGGACAGCGGTTACTGCTCTTCTGTGGGAATCTTTGATTGGATCAAGACCCTCATAGTCGAGAAGTGGACTCCACTTTTCCTGCAGATGCTCTGATTGGAACATTTGCTTTTACCTATAAGTTTAAAGTTTTGTTTGAATTAATCTAGAATTCACTTTTTGAAGGCACCCAGTGTTCTGAGATATGCATCCATACTATTAGTTACTGGTGCTGGTGTTGAATCAACACCCTCAGACAGTGTTTGTGGGGCTTCTGATTTAGCAGCTGGGCTTCTGGAGAAGTATGACTCCTTCAGTGTTTCCAACTTCTCACGATATTCTGTTTCACTTTCAAACTCTACACTTTCAGCAAGTGAAGCGAGCTTCTCTTTCTGAGTGGCTGCAAGCCCTTCAGAAACAGACTCAAGAATATTATCAGCCACAGACTCAGCGAGTCTCTTATTCAGGCCAATATTCTTCTCAATCTGCTCATTGAGTTTTGTCTCCATTTCATCAAGTTTTTCTACCATGCTCTCAAGTACATCATATTTCTCTTCAGGAATTGTTACATAATGTTCTTCAAAGAGACCCTTCATTCCTTCAAGGAATGATTCAGTCATTTCAGTCTTGAGACCATGTTCAACAGCGAGTTGATTTTCTGTGATCCATTCTTCACAGACATACTCCAAGTAGGAGTCAACTCTGCTTGCAAGGTCTTCCTTAAGGGCAACTCTTGCTTCATCCAGTTTTGCTTCATACTGGATTTCCAGGGTTTCCTGGATTTCTTTGATTTTTGAGGTTAAGGCAGCTTCAAAGATAATTTTTGCTTTTTCTTTGAATTCTTCTGAGAGTTCCTCACCACCAAGGAGAGCATTAACATCTTCTTCAATGTCAACACCTTCCTCAACAGTTTCTTCTGTAGAGACTTCTTCTTCAGAAACAACTTGCTCTTCTTCTGCTTCTGCTTCTTCCTTTGCCATTTTAGGCATTGGATCAGCAGCCTTAGCACCCTTGTTAACTACATCAGCAACTGTTTTGATCTTAGGCTCTTTGAGCTTTGCAGAATCATTAGTTGGACTGTAGTTCTCAGGTGATGGTCCACCAAGATCTTCATATGAAGTGGCTAGACCCTGACCAGGGCTGGAAAGCTTTGGCATACCTTCAGCAGGTTTAGCGTTCGCGTTCACAGCAGTTTTTGATTGCTCCATTTCTTGTAAATCTCCACGAGACATTTGAAACTCCGATTAACCTTTTTTAATCTATATTTATTTATAAATGCCTATTTTTCAAAGGTTGTTGAGGAAATTGTTAAACAGATTAAGTTTCTGTTCATCAAGTTGTCTTTGATCAACCAATGTATTAATTTGCTTGTAGGTCTTAGCAGCAAATTTTTCTCTCAGGATACCACCATCCCATACCCATTCTTTTCCTTCCATGATGCCTTCAACAAAAGCATCAGGTGCAGATGGATCAGCTACAATATCAGCAGCAGTTGCAAGCATGAAATCATCACTTACAACATTCACCCCTTCTCTTGTGGGTTTGAGTGATCCAATTCCTCTAGAAGAAACACCCAACTTAACTCCCTCACTGATGAGAGACTCTGCAATTTTACCCATTGGAGTGGATAAGATTTTTGCTTTACCAATAAAGTTGGAACCACTTTCTTTGAGAGATACAATCTTGTGACTGACGCGATCCAGATTGACAGTTGGACCATCTGGATGTCCAAGTTCTCCAAGTGCCCTCCCAGATTGAACATGGTTTTCATTATATCTTTGAACTTCCTTTCTCAGGACGCTCATTGGATACATTCTTCCATTTCTATTCTGGAGATCTCCTTGTAGGAAGATCCCTTCAATGAACATTGACTTTTTACCGTTCTTCTCTTCTACGATAAAATCAACTGATTCAATTTCTTCTCTGATTAGTTTCATTTCTTAGGATACCTGTACTTGTTGGATGTATGCTTTACCAGTCCCTGCTTCAGATTTAACTGCAAATTTCACTGACTTTCTAATCTCAGTGTAATAATTAGCATCAAATACATCAGTCACAGAAGATGAATTATGATCCACAGTCATTCTGGTTCCATAGAAACCACCAACATTAGATGTATTGTTAATAGATGAAACTATCTTATGGGAAAAATTAAAGTTGGATTGACCAGCAGTGAGAGTAACTGCATCGCCAACTGCAAAAGGACATCCAGTGCCTTCTGGAAAATCAATAATTGTAGAAGTACCTGTTGTAATACCAGTTACTCTTTGTGCTCTTGTTGGTCCAATGCTAATTCTTTGACTGTCAGTAGAACCAACATAGAAGTTTTCATTTGTTGCTGTTGGATTAGTACCAATGGCAACATAAACTCCAACAGTTTCTGCTACAACTCTGATAGTATCAGATTGTTGTGAGACAGCAGAAGATTGAGCAGAGGTTGTACTTGTACTTATAGTAGTATTAATACCAACTGGTTTTAGAGCACTCATTATCTTAAAATAGTCCTATACAACTTATTTATTATTCTTCCTCTTCTGAACCCTGTTCAGCATCAAGATCTACATTCTGATCAATCTCACCAACAGGTTCATCAGTATCCAAATCTACACTTTGATCAAATATAGACGCTGCTACCTTAGGTCTCATTTCAGCAACTTTATCTGCTGTTTTTGAGAATAAAATATCTTTAATTTTATCGCTTATCTGGGCTGATGATGGTTCATCAGACACCATTAAATCCATTAATTCTTCCATGACTTGTAGTATTCAACAGTTTTATTTAGATTTCACCACCAGCAGGTGTTTCTGGGGGCTCTGGTTCTTTTGGTGATGTGGGTGCCTGAATGGCATTAGCACCATTAGTTGGTGCTGGTGCTGGCATTCCATCAGGACCCATGGGCATAGCCATTGGATCCATGATTTTACCATCTTTAATCTCCTTCTCTATAATTTCATCCTGCTCAATGATTTCTTGATCAGTCTGTCTAAGAATATTTCTTCTGATATAATCTTGTGAGTAGTACTTACCAACATATGGTTCAGCAGATGCTGCAAGATTAAGTCTCTCTTGAAGAAGTTCTGCCTCTTTGAGTTCAGCAAAGTGATTATCATATAAGAAGTCATACTGAATATGATCAGCCATCATCTCCCAATCTTCAGGAGTTACAACATTCTTTAAAAGAAGTTGAGTTCTCAGAATATCATTGAAGAGAGCAGAGAATCTCTTTCTCATTCTACCCACAAACTTGGAGAACTTGATTTCATCCCTCAAAATTTCAGATGATCTTCCCAGTGAGAAACCACCATCACCCATAATTCTAGTTTCAGGTACATTCAATGACCTGTAAAGTTTCTTTTGGAAATAGTTAATATCAGTAATTTCACCAAGATTCTGACCACCAGGAAGTGTAGTGATTTCAGTTCCTC